CTTTATACTTGTATAATCGTATATATCTGTGTGATCCATCATAGAGCTTGTCCACGACTGTATGTCCGGCTGAGAGCTTTTCTACAACCAGAAGAGCTGTCCCGTAGTAATTTCCAACTTCTCTGACCAAATCAGCGAACTCATAGGGCTTGATTTTGTTGGATGCAAATTCAAACACCTGAATACCATTCTGATCAACAATCTCTATCACACTATTATCTGAGCCGATTCCTTCTCCCGTGTCCACACCGGCATAAAAGCGTTCTTTTGTTTTAGGCTCACGCCACATATCCCAGTCTTTTTTCCACTTCTTCATCAGTGGCGACAAATTCTTTATATTTTTCTGTGATAATGGCTTGCTATCATAGATATTGTTTGTTCTGGCTTGAATCTTCTCCAGAGAAAATACATTATTTCCGCTCACCAGAAAGCTCTCCGATGCAGTTGTTGGGTACTCTTGCCGGAACTTCTCAATACCAATATTTGCAATTTTCATTCTTCTCCACATGAGCTTTTTCATTGCAAGTGGGTTAGTATCTCCACCCATCCTGTAGTAAAGAGACATTTCTTCTTCATCCAGCTCTTCCATGTCCAAATACTTACCGTGTCGATTTCTGTAAATTTCTGTATTTTCTTCATATTCCTGAATGAATTGTCTAGTATCATCCAACCAACTGAAAAAGAAAGGGATATACTGAGACTCATGGTGTACTGCTTTCTGCCATAGTAAATACCACATATTCATGCCGGAAGAAGTTGACTCCAAAACAATTTGTCCGTCTGGTCTTAATGCAGCTTCGATAGCGACTAACTGATTTTTCAGTTTTTCATCATCCATGAAAGCAACCTCAGTTAAATGGACATATCTAAGTGTTGACCCTCTGGCAGCGTCCTTACTGCCACAGACGCAACATACAATACGGCTTCTATTTTCCAGAATCAGCTCTTTCCTGTTATTTGCTACATCTTTTATTTTTACGGATGGATCAAGATCATCATACATAGCTTTCAGTTTTTTAAATACAATATCGACAGTATCCAGAGAATAGCTCATCAACATACATACTGTGTCAGGTCTTGTGTGAGCTAAGTATAATGAGTAGGCTATCGCCCAACTTGTGATCCCCAACTGTCTTGATTTAGCCACTATATTAAATTTTCCAAAATTTTTTGCTAGTAATTTTTGGGTATATGTCGGCTCAAATCTAACTTTTTTACCTGTCTTGTCAACGATACGAACAAAGTAGCGACACCACAAGACAGGATCAGCGACTATCTTCTTTAATTTTTCTTCTCTTGTCATGTGCTTCACCTCTTTTTAATAAAATAAAAAGGCTGCATGATATGACTCATGCAACCTCTAGTGTGTTAATACAAAATATGCTTCGCCAGGAACACTGTATATCACCTTGATATGCCGTGCTTCTGGATATAATTTTTTCAAAATATCTAAGTCTTGTTGTTCCGTGAATCCGAATCCACTGTTTTTGGTATATAAATAATCGTAAAACTGTTTGTTCTCACTGTTACTCTGTGTATGTATAGGAATAATCCTCTTTATCATCTAAATCTTCTTCTGAAACATTATTCAAAAGTGCAACAAGACCATTTTCTTTATTTTCCGCAAAGAATTTATCAGAAAAATCCTCAAATGCTTTAAAAGCCTGAACATCACCGCCCAGTGCTTTCTCATAATAAGCATTGTATAACTCTATCTGTTTCTTCTGGTGTAACCGTTTCAGTACCCACAAAACTGCATTCTGCACACCCTCTTCCAACATATATTTTTCACAGGTTTTCTCAGTAATCGTATCCTTGAAAACTCTGTATCTGTTCTTTAGATCATCAAAAGTCATAATGGGATTGCTTTCGTGATCCTTCAAATATTCAGGACAATACTTCCACATCACATAGTAAACTTTTGTGTCCGTGTGAAGCATCGCCTTTAAAGTCTGGTATATGGAAGTCTCCGTACAGACTGGCTTTCCACTACCATTCGCATTCTTATTAGCCATCTTTTCACTTCCTCTGTATCATTTATTCAAGTTCTGAAGTATGTAACAAAGTTTTATATACTTCAATCTCAATAACAAATCATTATTGAGCCGTTCCATTGCATCTTTCAACTCTTCATCAGAAAATGTAGCTTCACGCACCAATCTCTGATCTTTACTGTTTTGGATTGAAAATAATAGTACATCTACAGATAATAAATCTTTAAAAAAGGATTTATATTTCCTGGCTACATCCACTATACCTTTTACCGTATCATCATCCATCTTGTCACTCAGATTATTTTCTACAAAAGTACAGTATACCAAATAATGAAGTAATATATCCTCAAACAAAAATGATTTCTCTTCTGTTACATTATCATTTTTAAACTCATTTATTCTACATTTAAACCAGTAGCACAATCCATTTACTTTTGTTGCTTCAGTAAATTCTTCATAGCACTGCATACTGTCAACAAATTCTTGAATATCTATATTTTCATTAAATTTTTCATTCCATATCTGACATAGCATTTCTGAATCAAACCCTGAATCATATTTCTTTTTTAGTGCATTATGATAAAGGATTCTTTTTTTAACATTTTTATTTCTGAGTTGAATTTCTCGTTCAACTTCTCTCATAAAATTTTTATACTTTAACGATAAAATTCTTTTTCTATTCTGTATTTTTTTAGAAGATAATTCAGCTAACTCTTCACATTCTTTATATTTTAATTCTGGATATAACAAATGAATATCAGAGTATTTCCCGTATTTTTGATTCCATAAAAACACTTCTGCATCTTCTTTTGGTTCAAATTCCAAAAGTTTCGATTCAATCTCTTCTTCCGTATTTCCGTACATTTCATAAAATAATAAATTACTTACTGCATCCTCTACTCCTAATAATTTATAATTTTTCTCATGTCGAATTTTATTACATAACATATTAATTTCTTTATCAATATTAATATCCTCTATTCTAGTCCCTGGTGTTTCGAGACAATATAAAGGATTTTTATTATTCCACACATCTATGGCATCTAAAATAGATTCTGTATTCATAATATTGCAAATAACATATTCATTTTTCAGAAGTTCATTAAAACTATTAGCATATAAATTTCCATTATAATCAACTCTCATTATGCACATAACCGCAGGATCTTTTTCAATTTTGCATAGATATTTAGAATATGGACAGTATGTATTTCTATGTGTTACACCAATTTTCCCTGTTCTAAATTTTCTATAATCAATAACACCAAAATCTTTACCTCTACCCACCTGTGCCACCATATTCCCTCTCGTAACAAAAGTAATAAACGCAACTTTATGAAAATTAAGTTTTATGGCTTTTTTATATGCTTCAACCGCATCTATTTCATGGTATTCATCATCTGATATACTGATACCTATATGTGCCGTAGCACATTCATCACTTATTGATTTTTTAAAATATTCTTCCAAGCATTGTTTGATATAACTTTTATATCTATCCAGGACATTATAAAATTCAACATTGAACCCTGTACCATTTGTTGTCATATTTAAACTATATATTTTTATATTCCTTTTTTTAGATTCTTCTAAAAAATACTCCATTTTATTTAGTGCTAGTGTCGGTTCTCCACCAGTAAAATGTAGTTGCTCAAATTTATCCGAGAAATCTAATAATCTATCTATCGTTTCAGTAGATATTTCATAGTCTTGTGATCCATTATTAAAACAATGTGGACAATTCAAATTACATTTACCTGTAATTTCCAGAGAAAAAATTCCTCTCCAATAAATGCTATCTTTTTTTATCATCTATATTCTGCTCCTAGAATTTATTTTTTCTTTCCATTTTTCTGTTCAGGCTCTTCCACCATCAGAAGATTATAAGCATAACTCATAGGCTCTCCGTCCCTGTCAACTCCGTGTCCGATCTGGAAATTTACAATCGAACCCTGTACCAGATACGGCTCTCCATTGATAACCTTTTGACTACAATAGTAAGTTTCTCCATCATCATAGCAGCGGACAAATCCGTATCCTCGCTTATTCCATCGTGTTACATAGCCCATATAGTTCTTCTTGTTGGGATGTTTATTATAATTCTTATATTCCATGTTAATTTTTATCCTTTATTTTTCTATAATAAGTGTTCAAGAAATCAAAAATCTAACATCTTAGGTCTTGATTTTCGGAACACAAAAATTCTCTTCTTTCTGTATATTTTTCCCCATACAATTACTGGGTACTTCTGTCGAAGGGCATATGCAGTAAGAGGGTCATATGTGACCGTATATTCCTTACCACTATATTTATCCTTTGACATTTCCCCAGCTTCGTATGTATATAATGACATAATTTTTTCTTCAGAAAGTCCATGACCATAACGATCATAAATCTCTTCAGATGTGAGACTGCTATTCAACCACTGCTTCACTCACTTTCTCTTTCTGGTATTGTGATTTCCAGATTTTTACATCTTCCATAAGTGCATCTGAAATATCATAAACCCAAAAGAAATTTCCCGTTTCAAAATGGGTACAACGGAAAAGATACTTGTAACCTTTTTCAGTGAGATACTTTTTCTCACCAGTGGAATAGCACCAGTAAAATCTCTTCTTTAAATCTTCCTTGAATGTTCTATAGTCAAAATTTGTCATTATTGATTCTTCTCCTTTTATTCCTATATTTCGCTTAAACTGCGATATTCAGGACATACTGATCCTGATAAGTCTCGGCAGAGACTATAATTTTTTCATTATTCTTCACACGCTGCCTTGCATCATAGGCAGACGTAAATACTTTTTTAATCGGTTGCACCAGCTCAAACTTACAATCTGGCACCTCATATGTAGGTGAATCTAAATATCCATCCTCTGAAATAGTAATTTTATCGTAAAGACCATGCTCAACTGAAAAGTCTTGGAAATATTTCATATCGTGATTTTCCAGTATTGGTAACAGATATTCTGTAAGTCCTAACTGTTCTAACCAATATACATTTATGTGAGAATACTTTCCATCCTTGTTGTAATAACCGATGAAACCGCCATCAACTGCAAGTATCATCGTCCTTAGTTCTTCGTCCATCTGCTCTACACCGCCATATAAAGCGCACACTAAAGCCAATGTTCCGAAGTTATATTTTTCGTAAAATCTTCCATTGTGAAAATTGTTCGGATTAACCCTGTATGGGTTATTTAGAAATGTTCTGTGATTATCAAAACATAATTGATCTTGACCTACTGAGAGGTCTACAAAGATAGGTGTTTTCCACCCGTAGTCTATTCTTTCTTCATTGAGCCAAAGACCACTATTAAAATCATAAAAACCGCCTATTTCCAATCCAAATAAGCTGTTTAGTCGCTTAGAACTGAAGAGTGAATCCACATCATCCGTAAGCACTAAATAGTAATCCTCTGGATTTATTTCTGTCCACCACTCCGGCAGACTGTTCAACAACTCCTGTTTAACAAGACTCTTATTTCTGTCAAATTTTTCCATTTTCGTAATTGTGTCCAGATACCTATGCAAGCACCCACAATTACATTCATCATCATTATCTTAAACACTTTGTCTCCTTCCTATTTTTCCACTGTCACCGTTTTACTGGAAGTCGGTTTAGTGCTTTTTCTCTTTGTTGGCGTAGATTTCTTCTCGGCAGCTCTCTTTTCTTTTTGCCGATTATTCTCATACGCATTCTCTTCTTCATTGAATTTCTTTTTATCTTCATTAAATGTACCTCTGACTTTCGCCTGTGACGCTGCATTGATACCCTTGACAAATTCCTGATAATTATATTCTGTAAGATTTCTCTGTCCTAACTCAATATCTCCGATCAAATTATGAGATAAATTGCAATACATGGCTACATCCCTCTGGGACAGACCTCTCATTAGTCGATAATCCTTCAGATCACTTGGTCTTAACATCTATATCTTCCTTCCTTAAATAATAATTGCCTTAAAAAGATAGGGTGCAACATTACATCATGTGACATAACATCACACCCCAATATATGAAAAAATCATAGATTGTGAGAATCTATGAGATTATCCATACTTGCTATTAAGCAATAGTTTTCTTTAGAATAGACACACCTTTAGTATCTAAGAGTTTTACTGCATACAGGTTTGAAGCAATAAGGTCAGTAGCAAGTAATTTCGCCTCTCGCTCTTCTTCGACAGTAGTTTCTTTCTGCATGATATATCCTAATGCACCCTTCTTAACAATTGCCATTACAGGCTCACTGTTTGTAGCATCCCACATCTGATCTGAAAGGTATACAGGGATTGTACCATTCCACATACCGATACAGTTTGCATCATCCACAATACCGTTTCCAGAAGTAGCGTATGTTTTATCAATCTTTGTAAATTCATCCATTCTCATAATGGCACTTCTGAATTTTCCATGTGCAACGATACCCGCAAAAGAGCTATTCTGTACCTGATCTCCGAAGCAATCAAAAGCACTATCAATGGCAGCTACAGTAAGCTCACCTGAAAGTGCAGTCTTATATACCGCATTATCTGCCATTTCCTTAATAAGGTCAGAATCAATCTTCTTTGCCATAACTTCAGCGGTCTGAGAAGACATAGCATCCACAACCGCACCTTTAATTTGTGCCTTGTCCTTATCATAAATTCTGACAGATTTACCAGTCTGTTTTACCTTTGCAGTGCTATCGGACATACCGATTTCCTCTGGTGTAAGTGGTGTACCTTTTGTAACTTCCTCTGCATCTGTCAGTCTGTTAAATGTTGGAAAATGAACCTCATCTCCATAAACCAAAATCTCAGATACCATATCTGTATAATCTGTTGCAATATCTTTCATTTTAAGTGCAGTACCTAATTTACTATTAACTGCATCTGCATATACTGAACCAATAACTAAGCTCATTGTTAATTCCTCACTTTCATAAAAAATTGAGCAATAAAAAACACCCATAACCGATAGGCTATAGGTGCTTCACACACTCATTTTATTTTCTTCTTTTTGTTAGTCTTTCGTATAAAGTAGGATTCTTTTTATAAAGTTCCACACGTTTATCGTAAGACATTTTATTAAATTCTTCCTGTGACACTAAATCATTTGAATCATGGCTTGTAGGTACATACCCTGTAGATTTCATTCTGGATTTTACAATTGAATCCACTACGGATACCAGAGCATCTACGTCTGTATCTTCTTTCAGAAAATCCATCAGAGATTTATCTAGTCCCTTGTTGGTAAGATTTTCCTGAAATTCCAGTCTCTTTTTCTGAGCTGCAACATTCCTTTCGGACTCTTCCAAGGCAGCGATACGATTCTCTAAATCAATCTCAGCCTGTGACTTCTCTACAGGTGTCAGCTCCTTGATCTTGTCCTTCAGGTCTTTGATCTCTTTTGAATAATGACCACGGATTTTATCTTCGGCAGACTGAATCGCTTTATCATAGTCAGTCTTTGACATTGTAACTGTATCTACATCCTCTCCGGTAGTTTCATCCGCTGCGGATGCCCCATCTTTGACTTCTGTATCTACTGTTGTTGTTTCTGTGTTTGTGTTTTCCATAATTTTACATCTCCATTCCTGTTTTCGTGCTTTGCCCCTAAATCGTTGCTCACACGAACCCATATTTTTTTCTACACAAAAATATATTTAACTTCCAGATGGAAGTAATAATAATCATAAAATGGGTGGGATTTTTTAAAATAATTAAAGGAGGTACAGGGAACCCCACCACAAAACCTGTTTTGTTAAAACAAAAAATTGAATTTAACATAAATGTTTTCGTAAATTAAACGATAAATTTAATACGGAAATTAAAGACATTATGAGTCTCAAAAGGAGTCTCCAATAGTGCCTTATACATGAAAACTTTGCAATTTCGTACTATTTTTCAATAATCTTCCATTACAAATATATATCTAAATATCAAGCGGACTTCTGCTTATTTAAAAGCTATTACCGCTTAATACTGATACCAAAATTAATATCCCTTCGCCTGAAGGAATTTATCAAGGGTTTGACTATCAATCCAATCCAGTTCTACTTTACTATTTTTGAATCTGGATAATACACCCTCACTAATTCGTGTTTGTTTTGCGATAAACTTTTGTGTCATTCCCTCATTTTTGATGATATTTAAAAGCCTATCTCTTAATTTTTCCTGTGACATTTTGTCCACCTTTCTAAATTATGTTGTACAAAACAAACAGTTTTTATAATTTACCACTTGACTTTTCATTTTATAAGTGGTATAATTATTATTTTTATATACCATATAGTGCAATATCTCAAAATATCCTTATGTCGTTTTTATAATGATATTATTGTGTTTTATCAATATCAATTTTTAGCACTTGGGGAATTTTCTTTAAGGGTGTATAGGGCAGTTTATACCCTTACACCCTGTTCAATAACTACTGTACAGCTTTTGTTTTAATCCGATACTTTTTCCCGTATAATTCGTGAATTTCATCACCTGTGAGCAGTTTATTCAAGTCTTTCAGGCTCTTCACGGATGTTTTGGAACTTGTCTCATTTTCCGTAACTTCTTCCAGATAAGTCACTGTTCCAGGATTACTCTTAATCGCTGCAAGAAACTCTTTTGGGTAAACTTCGTATATCCACTGTAGTAAAGTCTGACCTAGACAGTGCTTCTTCTTATCACCGATAAGTCGCTTATCTCGTTTATCATCCAGAACAACTCTTCCATTTTCATCTTTTACAGGTTTTCCGTGTTTGTCCTTATGTGGGTGAATATCAAATATGTCACGGATTAGCTTTTGGATGTCCCATGTCGTAATCTTTCTTTCAATGGTCTGGTTTACATCTGAATAGCGAATCTCATTCAGAGCATTTTGGATCAGATTTTGTTTCAGTTCAAACATTTCTTCAGCCGTAATAGCTCCGCTGGCATATTTAGCATAAACCTGATTCAGACGATCATTCCACGCTAATCCAATCTTTTTAATGGCTTCGATTCTGTTATAATCCGCTTTCAAACCTTTAGGAATCGGACTCAAAACATCAACAAATGTGATCATCTTTGTACGTTCCGCACGTTCCAGATGCCCCTTGATGACAGTCGCCAACTTATCCATTGTACACTCCAACGGAATGTAGATTTTTTCTTCCAGTACCTTTCTCTCCTGTGCCAGAAGAATTTGTTTCTGCCGATGCAATTCTCTTTCTTCTTCATTTGCAAAATGTTTCTTTTTCTTCTTTGGTACAGATTTCAGACCTTTTGTAAACTGCGGACGCACCATGAATTGATCTGGATTATCCTTTAGGAAAAGTTTATCAATTTCTTTTGTTAGTTCCTGAATTTTTGCTTCAGTCGTAGCTTCATTTCTACGCTGCACAAGTTCTTTGTATTTACTAATGGTTGACTCTTCAACTGTTTTCTTATAACGCTGCTCTGTGATAAGTAACGTTCCATCATCCCGTAATACTGCACCCTCAGCCTGTAGATATGGTCTTTTCTTGATTTCTCGTAGTTCTGTTGCAAGATTTACACCCTTGTATCGGCGTTTAGCGCTGTCGATAGCGATACCAGATGCCACCGCAAGAATTGAAATATCGTCATAAATCTGTGATAAATATTTTTCTTTGTTCTGCTCTGTACCAGTATTGTAGAGATGCCAGTAGAAACACTGTAAATCTCTTGCAAGGTTACAGATTTTTCCAATAAAGTCATTTGCTAACTTACCATCAATGGATGCCATCTCTTCATTTGTATAGTTCTTTGGATCATTTTCAGGGGAAAGCCCATTGATAGGAATAAGATATTTTCCAGAATTTACAGTTTCTTTTGTTGCTTCTAAGATTATAGGGTCATTACCAATATAGGCTACATCACTATCTTGATCCGATCCTTGCCAAATGTCGGACAGGAAAGCACCTTTACCAAACAGATTAATAACTAAGATTCTATCCGTAAAGTTGAACCACTTCCACTCTGGACGGTATGTATTCTTCAGGATCGCATTCTCTCCAACTGCAATGTGCGGACTTCTGAAACCGTATAACTCTTCACCATCCGCATACCTTTTACAATAGCACTGGAAATCAGATAAGATACTTGTCTCAATTTTTTCACCTGTGGATGCTCTCAACATTTCATAAGGGTTGCCAACCAACGTACAGAAATCAGAATTATTCAACTGAATTTTTCCCTGATACAACCTGTCAAGAATACTGTTCAAGAATGTTCGCCTGTAGTTCGTGTACCATGTTGTTCGTGTAATGTCCTCATTAATCTGAAGAAGCTCTTTCATCATGCGTGTTCCAATATTGTCCGTGTCCGCTGCTTTTGTATTCAAACCATGTTTCAGGAACGCTGGATACTTCTTCATAAGATTAATTTCATTAACCTGTGGTTCTACGATTTTCCATAACTGCTCTTCACTTAAATTCAATGTGTCCAAAACCTGATACCAGAGTTGTTGACGATCACCAAATTTAGAATTTTTTTCATACTTGCAAATACCAAAAATCTGTTCATCCGAAATCAACTTCTCTCTGTACCAGTCCCAGGTCAATCGCTCCTTTTCAAATTTAATAGGCTTTTCCAGTTTCTTAATTTCTTTTTCAAGTTCAGGAAGAAGATTTTCTTGATCTGCAATAGCTTTTTGTTCTTCCAGCTTTGCTTCTGCAATTTCTTCTGTGGATACACCTTCCTTTGATAAGGTGGTATGTTTTCTCTTCGCTACCGTAGCTCTATTATTGATTCTGGTACACTCCTCTTTAAGCTCCTGTAAGCGTGGATCAGCTTCAAGTTCTCTCAATCTGTCCTTTTTATCTTCTGAAACCATGTGTTCAACAATTACATCAGCGAACTTCAGAATCTTTACACTGTTTTTCGTGGTAACAATCTTTACTTTATACGGATCAAAGGCATTCCCAAATCTGTCATAAATTACAGGATCATCTACATCTGCAAACTTCTCATGATAATACTCCTGAAGTTTCGTATTAAAAATCGCAGACTTGAAAAAATGATTCCTCAAAAGTAAAAATCCCTTATCCTTATAAGTATGTTCATCCCCGTTCCTGTCAATATATTTTCCAGTGTTAAAAATAGATTCATCTGCAAGAGATTGTCCATCCCACAAATCTATATGCTTCTCATAGTCCTGTTTTGTGACTTGTAACCTTTTTGTCGCTGCATCAAGTGTGACTACATTACATGGCATTGTATGTGTTCCATCCACCTCATCAATCAGTAGGATTGAGTTTGGATCAATGTCAAGTGTTCCTATGATAGAACTGGAAGTCAAACTCTCATAACTTCTGGTACTCACAATGTCAATCTTTTCATCTTTTGCAAACTTCTCTCTGAACGGAATCCCTAGAGTCTGCCATGATTCCATATCGGCAAAATATCTTTCATCAATGAAAAGACAATTTCCAGTTCTTGCCTTACTGGATGTTCTCTGAAAGTTTACATATCGTGTTCCATTGATTGTGATTCCATCCCTGTAAGCCATCTTTCGTAAATCTCTTTTTGTGAGTAATTGCTTACTCTTTTTCTCATCCAACTGTTCAACAAGTCCTGTTTCCTTATTATACGTCTGTTTATATTCATCCAACTTAACGACCACATCAGACTTAAACTTCACGTTGATGATTATATCCGTGTAATCCACTCCTGAAGCCGTTCTAATAGCTTCATCAGAATCTTTTACCAGTTCCCGTAAATGACGGGACATAAGGCTATCTGTGATTGTTCCAGAGTATAAATATCGTGTGTCCTTTTTTGGCAGCGTAATATCTTTTTTGAAGCTCCAAATCTGTTCATGTAGAGACTCAACCTTTTGTTTCAGTTCTGGTGCTTCCTGTTCCCGTAGCTGTTTCTTTGTATCCAGATACTCAGAAATCAGTGCATCATCTTTAATCTGCCAGTATAAATAAGAAGCATCAAAGTTTTTAATTAACATATCATTGTATTTTTTTCCAGTATTTTCCATATTAAATTTTCTCCTTTATTCAAAATAATTCTTTACACAAGTTTCAATGTCAGCGTTGATGGAACAGATACTATCCAGTGGTATATGTGTCTCTCCGTCCTTGACAAGCTGCATCATATCTGGTGGTATTGCAGTTACCTTGTCTCGTAAGTCCCAGTATATTTTTGAGATAATTCCATCCACATACTTATCTGTCTCTGATCTTATCGCACTCCACAAATAGTTATTTTTACAATTTTCTACATACGAATTATCATCAATATATTTCTTCAATTCATCTGCAAAAATCTCTCTGATTCTCTCAGGTGTGAGTGCATCCAACTCTAAACCTTTTTCCAGACCATTAATCCCATTTGTTTCTTTCATCCAGGAATCCAGACCTTTTTTCTTGGGAGAGTACATATTATTTTTTAATTCTTCTTCAGATAACTGATCTGGTACGATTCCAATTCGTTTAGCAATAACTCTCACATTCATCCCCAACTGCTTCGCCATAATCTCAGCCTGTACCTTGAATGTGTTAGCGATTGAATAACCTGTCGGATCGTAGTCACTCATAATCAGAAATACCAGCTCTTTTATTTCATTCTCCGAATTATCACGGATTTTTCTCAAAAGTGTTTCCATAGCCCCAAAAGCACACAAGCCTTTTGACGATATTGCAGAACATCCTAAAAGTTCACTAATGTCACGGATGAATTGGAAAATGGTATCTTTCTCGCAACACACCACAATGTTTTTATAGGGACTGAAGCTATATCTATCTGGAACGTTATAATTTCTACTCTCATCACAAATCATAATGTCACGGTATGTAAGTTTTCCTTGCTTCACAAGCTCTGTCAGATATTTCGACAACACTTTGTCCCATCCTGTCAGTGCTTCTTCTGTATCATCTTCAGCCGTGAGCAGTCCCAACTTATCCAGAGTTGGTTTTACGACCGCATACCAGAAGTTTCTCTGTGATCTCTCATATCTACAGGTACAGAACTCTTTCTCATTCATGATAATGCTTCGCATCAGTTCTGATTTCTTCAGGCTGCCTAATTTTTCACGAATCTCTTCCACTGGCAAATCCTTTATCGCTGCTCTTAATTCTACGATTGTATCTTTCAAAAAAATTCTCCTTTATTTACAAAACAAAAACGCACACTACTAAAATCGCTGAAACCCTTGCAAATATTGACTATTTAGCATTTTTTTACATCAAAAATCTGTTCAAAATTACCCCTGGATTTCGTATGCTATTTTTTCTTTCCAACACCATTAATGCCCTTATATGACAAGGCATTCAGCGATTTTACTGTTTTCAAAATCTGCTTAAAATTACCCCTATTGTATACAAATGTATAATATGAATGACCGTCGGGAATGAGTGTGGGGGTGGGGACACCTCACATAGAATACTCTCTCTCTCCCATCACTCTAAATCTCATTCCAATCCAATCTCTACACATACACACTCTCTGATACACACTCTCTATCTCTAAGCTAATAATTCAATCTCTAGTTCATTACTCATCTGTACCACTACATCATCTGTATTAACTGGTATATCATCATTAGTAAACTCATCCTTAAATGACTCTGGGCTTACAAAGATATACTTGTTATACTCATATCCTTTATCTGAATATTCTTTCTTTACAATCAAACATCTTTCCGTATGTAGCTTTTTGATATATTTCCTGATATTATGTTTATCCATGTCCAAATCATCTGCTAACTGGTCATATGTTACGGATTTACCATTTGACAGATTTCGTACCAGTGTAATAAACACAATGTACTCAGCTTGTGTGATTTTTCCATCAATCAATGCACCAGCTATCGAGAAATAGAACTCAATGTATCCTTGTTGAAATTCCTTTAATCTTCTGGCAAGTTTCAATCTGCACTCTTGAAACTTCTTCGGCTGCTTCGGATCAGGAATCATTTCAATCCATTTTTTTGCTTCTAGTTCCAAAAGCAGAGTTTTCAGAAGTCGATCTGCGATACATTGTTTCTTTTTCACGGATGAATACAAAAGCTCCTTCAGGTTCCTAACTCTGAATCCTCTACGTCCAAATGAGTCCTTGTACACATCTAATAAGGTAATAATCAGATATTCATTCCCTGTCATTGTTCTCAAATCCTTGTTCAATAATATTTTTTTATTGATTCTCGCTGCATCTGCTTTTCCTAATGACAGCTTCGCTCCATTATGGTAAGTTCCGCAGTAAGCCTTATCGCACTGATCCTGAATCCACGCTCTATGCTTATCACCTTCAGGAAATGACTCATAGCATCCTAAGAGCTTATAATCCGTATCCAGAAATCGTTTTGTATCCTCTTCAATTACTTTTTTGTCCTTTGGTGGTCTGCATTTTGTGTTGTATTCCTGGCATAAGGTATAAATCTTTGACTTCGTGTATCCGTCCATCTGAAGCATTTTTACGATTCTTCCATGCCAGAAGTTACGCTGTCCCTCGTCAGCTCCTTCATTCATGACCTTTTGGATGCACAAATAGCATGGGTAATCATCCAGTGCTTCATAGTTCCAGTCCACTTTATCTAAGATTTTGGCAGTTTCCTGTGTTTCCGTGAAATAATCCATCTGTCTACGGATATAGGACAAATCAAACTGCTTAAACTTGCTCCCAACCATATAGGAATTATTCACGACCTTTACATACGCCCAGTTATCACGATTCTCATAATCGTAACTGCCATCAGCCTGTTTATGATTATAGGTACAAGGTGGTCTTGATATTTGAGTTGGTGATGCAGCTTGCGGATCAGCGTTCAAAATTGATACAAGTTCCTTATTTAAGTCCCACACCTCATTGAGCTTACAGGTTGGCTTAATAGAGACATAAAAGTGGAATCCATGTCCACTGGCTACACAAGCGTGAAGATATAGCTTCGGCAGTTTGTTATGAATCCAGTGAGTAAAATCTGACGCATCGTGAAGGTCTGGAAAGTCTTTCTGATCAAAGTCCAGATAGAGAACTTTCCTCTGTCTCTGCGTAGTCTTAGTCCCGTTCTCTTTCCCTCTGTTGGTTGCAAGTTGGTTGTAAACATCGTGAGTATAGCGGTACTTCTGGATGAACGCTGTATAGTCCTCAAACGTCTTTACGAACTCAACCTTAGTGGACACCACACGACCGTGTAAGTCTCTTCGCAAGGCAATTAAGCGCACATATTCTTTCTCTCTGAATGTACTGGGATACATCAGATTAAAATAGTGCCTTAAAATATTCAGTTGTTCTACGTTACTAATAAAAAGTCACCTTTTCTTTCTTAAAAGCAAAGTACACCAATATTCAATTGTAAAAAGTTGGGAATTTCGCCGGAATCGGCAAAAGATTAAATAAAACTTGAAAAATGCTAAAATGTACCATTGACAAATGAAGTCAAATGTTATATAATCTCATATGTGTTAAGTTTTATGACACAACTTAAAAGTGTACTCGTTTACGGGTTGCATATGATTTTGGAACAAATCTTAACTTCATCTACTGGGAATAGATGTGGTATAAGTAAAAGATATAATTCCACTCTGTATCGTAACATATCTGATTATTTTTGTCAACAGATTTCTGGGAAAAATCTGTTATTTTTTTGCCATAAATTTACAGATATGAAACAAGCAATTAACGGACAGGCTCTATGATGAACCTGTCCTTTTTTGTATTATTTATTGAGTTTTAATCTTCCAAATACTTGTTAATTTCATCAAGAAACATTCCATTTTCTGATCCTTTGATAAAATTGTTCTTGTCTACTAAAACCCATCCATGCTTCGGCGGATCGAGTGTTTCAATCAACTGCATCTTCTTTTTTTCAGCTTTCTTTTTCACCATTTCAAAAGTTAGAATTGGCGTAACATTGAGTGCTTCTGAGCCTTTATCTGTTTTCATAGGTTCAAATTCAACAATGTCATTGACATCTAAATGTTTAGATTCATCCATAATTTTACTAAAATGTACAAAGTAATCTAACCCATTTTCACCTGTAATAAATCCATACCCCTGTTTCTCACTAAAAGAAATTACTCTTCCTCTCATTGTTCGTTCCTCTTTCTAACGTCTTTTTCCGTTAAGATATTCATTTCTGTACTCTTCATCTCTTACAAATTTATCCATGAAGTTATACAAATGTCCTTTGTTTGGCTCTTTCCCATCACCAAGCCATTTACAAACCTGTTTATCTGGATCACCGTTGACCATTAATGGCTCATCATTATAATATACCCACAAATTCCAGTCTGGAACATCACATTCCAGTGAAAATGTGTACTTACCCTTTGTATAACTTTTTCCCTGTAATACGCTCATAAAACACCATTCCTTTCATCTCTACAGAGTATCTTCATCTAATAAATCAAACACACACCGAACTTTCCCCTGATACTTTTCAGGAATATACACCTGTGCAGTATATATTTCATCTTTTTCATTTCTTTTGCCATAATCAATATTATAATAATCAGAATCTTCTTCCTTATATATATCACATATGACTATGTTTTTTCTTCTCTGCAAATCCCCAAACATGGCTATTGAATGCCTAATATACATATCATCTAATTTTGTCAGATGCTCAATAATCAAACATTTCTGATAATATACATTAACGTCACCCGTTGCACTTATCTTTATGTCAACATTTTCGCTATACTCACTGAGCTTTTTCTTAATAAAATCCTTTAATTCTTCTTCTGTTGGACAAAATTCTTCTGTTTCCTCATCGGATTCATCCAGATTTTCCCAGTAATATTTATCATCTTGAACACTGATTTTTATGTTACTATGCGGCGGCTCACCTTTTAATTCCGCAGTTGTAGAAAAATCACATTCAGAACAACAAATTATTCCAGCTTCAAACGTTCCATAATCTATTTTCTTTGATCTCTGAGACAGTTCTCCGTCCTTCTTAAAAAACTGTCTAACGGCATACTGTCTCAATGTATCGTGGTATAATTTCGCACCACATATAGGACACTTATTCAAAAGATATTTCATCAATACTCACCTGTCTCTCTGTTATTCTCCGGCTCAAACTCAATCTCATCCTGGACTTCCATCAGCTTCAGGACTGCATCACTCCATCCAGACTCCGAAATGTATTTGTCAATAATAAACTGTAAATCCTTCTGCAAGTTATCGTCCGCATTCTTGATCAGAATACCATTCTGAGTTGCACTGATCGCACATAAGCAGCCTTCATACAGGTTCATGCTCTTTCTGATTTCTTTTGGAATCGTGATCCGTCCTAACGCATCAATTCTCCTTGCTAACTCTGCCATGTTGCACCTCTTCTCTTATATCCTTTCATTTTCTTCGCATTGTGCAAAATAATCTTTGATCGCCTTTATGGTTGAATCCTTATGATTTCCATACAAGCGTTCAAAATTCATGTCTTTTTTAACAATGTCAAGCAACTCTGTATCAACTGAACCTCTGTGATCTTCGTTGTATGCAACTAAATGTTCATCAATTTCCTTTGCGCTGCCAAGAGAATCCACCACCTTCAGAATCTCTTCTCCAAATTTCATTGAATCAGTTTTCTCTTCTTCCGCAGAAGTATAGGTAATTTCATTCTCTGGAACTACAACCAGTCCATCCGCTGTGATGTATCTCTTGATAGTCAGTTTTATTCCATAAATAAGTCTGATTAAATCAGGAGACAGATCACAAGTCACAGGATCACTAATCAGATTCCTTGCATTTTCAGCCTTGAATCCGATAAAAGCTACATCTTTAAGTACAGTTGTCCTCTGGAATATGTCACTGATTTCAACATCAGCTAACACTGCCTTAACTGTACACTCTGTTAAGTGAAATAATCCCAAAGATAAGACACTTTCTCCGTATGAAGCTGGACTTGCATACAGAAAAGATGGTCTGAAGTTTGGCATAGTGTTATAGATGGATATGACATATTTGTTCTCAGTATCCTCTTGTGTTCCACTGGATAAATTTTCCAGTTTAACTGCCGTTCCAGATGCTATTACACCCATTATATCAGCCGAAAATGAGACATAATCAATGTCCAGTCCGATTATTGCATCTCCACCGATGGCTATGACTTGATCTCTTAACTGATCAATGGCATAATCTTTCGCTTTTTTCAGTTTGTCCGAGTACATAGTGCTATTTGTTCCAAAAAAATCCGCAAATCCGGCACCAAGCGAACTCAGAAATCCTGTACCCAATGCACATTCGCCAGAGTACACGCCGAAATATTCACTGATTCTACGTCCTTCAAAGCTATAGCCCGAAGTCATTAGTATGGTTTTCCTCACGCTGCATTCCCCTTTCTTCTTTTTCATGCAAGATTATTCCCGTTACTTATGTTGTGTTGTTATGGTTATGATATTATCACTATTTTCGTTATATGTCAATAATTTTTACAATTATTTCTAATATTCATTTCCAATTATTTACATTTCATTCATTGCATGATTTTAATGTATCTGATATAATTAGTCTTGAAGCTATATATTATAGAAAGGAGTGGATAACAATGCAGAAAATTTCGACTCATCTAAAAGAAATGATGAAAAATGCAGATGTAACTGTTCCAGAAGCAGCCGAATGTATAGGATGTTCAGTTGGAACATTCAGAAATAAATTATCAAAAGATAGATTCTCTGTGAATGAACTTATGATACTATGTGAAATATGCAACTATCATTTAGCTTTTATCCCAAACAGCCTAGAACTTGATACATCCTCTTGCAACGATAGTACCCCACCTTATTTATTTGATGTAGATTCTTACATTCCAGATGAGGAATCTAAAGTAAAAGTTAAAATATATAGAAATGGCAAATTTGATAAAGTATTCGATATTTTGAAATCTTATGTCAACACTTTAAATCCTTCAGAAGCAGAAAAATTTTCTCAACTAAGACTTCCATTAAATTTTGACGGTAGACATCTTCAAATTGGTGTTGAACTTCGCAATGATGATGAACCTGATCCAAAAGATTCAAAAGAATAATTGCTAAAAAAGGGGAATAAGATGGAAAAAGATGGAGTGGGTGTCACCCCACTCCTTTTATTATGCGGTAAATGTAATCATTTGTTCTGCCAATACAGCTCCATCGGAATCTAACACTTGCAGCGTAAATGTTTTATCAACCGCCCTATCCACTGTATATTTCAGTGAGATTTTTGTTCCATTTACTGTTTGAGTAATCGCATACTCTGACACAACATTCCATTTAAAATCAGTTTTCTCTATAGTTGCACCTGTAGAATCAGTAAAAGCTACTGTCCATGTCTTTGTTCTACCATAACGTAGAGAATCACCACCTGATATTGTGA